GTCGCCAGCTGCTCGACCATTGCTGCACTGTTTTGTTTGCTGATTGCGTCTTTGTTCAAGCCTTGGCTAAGACGGCTAACGCCAGTGTTATCTTCTAGATCCTGGTCCAGCTGCTGTATCGTTTGGAAAATAAACGGATTGAGTGGTGCCTGGGGCATCGGAGATATGGCGTCTGGTCTCGAGACATTGACTAGGCCACCGACCCTGTTGTCGATCAGTTCGCGTGGGTTTGTAAGCCCACCTTTGACCACCATGTATCTTGGGTTGTTGGTGATCATAGCGTGATCGAGGATAGAGCGAGTTAGAACAGTTTGAGCGTTCTGAGTAGCGCACAGTTTCTCCGCAAAGTTGGAACCGTAAAATGCGTGTGGGATTGGTAGCGGACAGAAAGTTACAAACGGACGGCGCTGAACTTCCTCGACATCGAGAAGCGCGTTTCCAGCTTTGATAACCTTATGAAGCGTTGCTACGCCTGTGCCATCACGGTCCATCATGATGTAAGCTTCGTAACAAAGAACGATGCGAACTTGGTCCTGATAACCGTGTGAGCCAAATCCTCTGTTCATGCCAACGCCTTCATGACGCGCTAGCAACTCCGGATCGGACTGCAATTCGATATCTTCCGAACTGCCTACCTCGGACAGGTCAGCGTCAGGAAACATTTCTTGGAGTTCGCTGATAGTCTTCCTGGTTCTGTGAGCACAAAAATTAACATCATCAAGTGAGGTTGCTTGCGCTTCTATGATGAACTCTTCAGGAGGGATGCTTTCTACGATTACCTGGGAGGTATCTCTCGTAATGCCAATCGTGCCTGACACCAGCCCGATGCTGTTTGTCTCACTGTCTATAAGCTCGATGTCATCTTCAGCCAGAACCATGTCTAGCTCGTCCTGCGTGAGGTCCTCAAACTCTTCTTGATCGACTTCTTCACTCTGATGCCAAAATACTTTGGCAACCCCAACCCGAGCCATAAGGCCATCGTGCAGAACGGATTGGAACAAGCCGAAGCCGTCGTTTTGACGGAACAACACATAATCGGTGTAAGCGGAACAGACAGCTGCTGTCTGCACATCTTCTGGGCCTTGTGGCGCAAAACGCACAATCCGGTTACCTGCGGCAAATGTCTCAAGCAGTGCAGCCTTCATACTTTCCACAGCATTGTAGACTGTCTGGTTGATGTATTTGCTGTTGCCGTCATGGGCGGGTCTAGGGAGCTTTGCCTGGTAGTATTCCTGAACCTTTTTCCGCTCTCTCGACAACTCACTATCGTAATAACCAACCGAGGTTTTGATGTTGTCCTCGACCAGCTTCACGATCTCGCTGTCGTTTAGCTTTCGATATTCTTTTTTCATGTGGTCATACCATCTCTATGTACAGTTCAGCTGGGCTTTCAATCGGCTCCCACGCTCCCTCGTGGACGTGGTTAGCGAGTGCCAGGGACATGACGCAGTCGTCGAAGCAGTTAGCTTCGGCCTCCATCGCGCCTGATTCGGTCACGATGTAAGTCATCATTTCCCTAATTGTTGTCTTGTCATTCAGTTCCAGCTCACCCTCGCGCATCGCAGCGCGGAGCTGGTCGATAACCAGCGGCTTGGTTTTTGCTGTTGTGGTAAATCCGAGTTTGATTGTTTCTCGGTCGGTTAGTTTGTCGACTTGGACTTCCGTGTAAGCGTTACCGTAAGCCATGTCTTTCATCAGCCTGGTTACGGTCAAGATACCGTGTGAGTTGTTCTCGCAGATGATGAAAGCTTCGTTGTAAAATTGCCCGAGAGCGAACAAGATTTCGGCAAAGTAATCCGGATGGACTTGTCCTCTCCATACAGCAACCTGTCTTTTTTTGCTGTCGAGCACCTGCGCAACGGAGTAGTCACCGTTCCTGACGCCCATAGCCACATCGGCCCCGATAACATAGGCTTCTCCTGGGTCATGATTGAGGTAAGTCGTCAGCTCCCCTCGCCTGTTATGAACGAAATCGTCACCTTCAAGAGCCAATCGCTCTTTGGGGTCACGAGCTGTCTCGAGGCATTTCTGAAGCTGCTCTGGATTAAATACTGGGCGGCCTGTTGTTAAAAACGCCTCTTCAGGCTCTGCAGGATATTCTTGCTTGAACAGGTCAATACCGTTTTGCGCTATTTTCCTACGCCTAAACATGAGCTGCTCGTTATCGAGGTTGTATTTCTCGACCAACTCATCTTCTTCTGGCGTCCTGTCAAAACTGCCTGTTACTGGCTCGCGATAGTTGGGGTCAGTGAACCAAGGAATGAACACAGGCACAAAACCGTTTGTTCCCTCCACGGCACCTTTCCAAAGCTCGTGATAAATTCCAGTCACACCATTGGCGGTGCTCTCGACAAAAATTGCTGTTCCTTTGGTGTTTGGGACTGCTTGCGTCAGGCCATTCCAAATGTCTAATGCCGTTGATTTTGGCCAAAACGCCAGCTCAGAGGCATGTACATGAGTAAGCGTTTCGCCGCGACCAACGCTGTCACCACCTGCGGTTGCAACTACATAGCTGCTATCCAGAACGTCGAAGCTAAGCTCCTTCCTGGATGAATATTTGGTGTGTGGTTTCAGTATCTCAGGACAATTGGTGTGATAACGCTTTGTCAGGTCAAATAGCGCCCTGGTGCTGTCCGCATGGTGCGTGATGACCATTGCTTTGCAAGCTTTGCGCTGACTTACCTGGTGGTAAAGATAACCGCCACAATATGTGCTGAGACCCTGCTGACGAGCTTTCAAGATGATGACACGAACCTTGCCTTCGGTCTTGAGCTGTTTCGTCACCGCATCGTGCAGGATTTGCTGTGCAGCATTGAGCTGCAGAGAGGCAATATCACCCTCTTTTGTGCGGATTTTTAGAGCGGACTTAGAGTAGAAGCTGAAATCGTCGAATAGGCGTTTACGAACTGCCTGGAGCTTCTTGTCCATTGTCGTCCTCGAGTAGGCTGGAGAGGAACTCCTCGGCCTTGCCTATCGATACTTCTGATTTGGCCACCGGTTTTTGCTTCGTGAAATCGAGAACCAACCTGGCTGCTGCCAGTCTTTCTCTGGTCTCGCCTGGTACTCGCATCACTTCGACGGCTGTGGTTAACGCCTCTTTGGCGTAGTCGTCTTCGATGTCGTATTTTTCTGCCATTATATTCACCAGTTTTTCTGCTTCCTTCTTTGCTGCATCACGGATTGGTTCGATCTGATGCTTGCGATATCCGTCTGGAACGCCTTTTGGACGTCCTGGGTTTTTCCGTTTCTTCGTCGACCATTGGCGACGCAACTCCCGACCCTCTGGAGTTTCCATAAGGGTCGAGAAGTAGTTTTTCTTGGGTGCTTTTTGTGGAGCTGCGCCTTGACCGACTTTAGAGGGCGACTTGGCCCTCGGTTTTCGTTGTGTCATGCACTTAATGCTCCTTGTCTAAGTGACAAAATGCCCCGCTGCTCTTCTTCCTCACCGTCTGCGAGCATCATGTTGGCGAAAATTGCCGCCACCAATGCCGCGAATGGCATAGAGAAGAATTTCACGGTGCCATCACCTTGATTGAGAATGTCACGGACGAGTTTGGCCGCTTTGGGCATCTCTTTCTTGGCTCGCTGCGGATCGATTAGATAAAACCCAATCAGATCAGCTGCCAGTTCGTTTGGAGTTTGGAAATAACTGTCCTCGCCCCGCATCAGCTGCAGCTCATAACTTCTTGCCCTTTGAAGGTCACCTTCAGCTTCTGCATTGGCGATTGCCTCAGCAAAATTACCATAATCACCCCTTGCCGGTAGGTTTTCACCCATCATCGACAAGACGCCTTTACGTTGGAACGTGATGATTTCATCGAGAATGTCCTGCGCATCTTGCTGGGTCATTCCTTTGATGTTGATGCCACCAGCTGCGTCCATTACGGAAGCCATAGCCTGTCTGAAAGTGTTTTCGTAAATCTTGTCAGACTTGACTTGCCGCTTGTCAGAGGCAGTCAAATAACGCGGACTTGGGCGCGTCGTCTTTTTCCCTGGAACAAATCTACCTTCAAGAACGTGGCCCAACTCATGCAGAGACGCCCACAGCAATTGCAATGGTGTCACCTGTTGTTTTGGGTTTCTTGGGTTCTTGTAGACATCTAACAAACCAATGACAGCTTCACGCTTTTCGCCTGTTTGCTTGTCAGTGGTTTTTTCTGCTGGGCTTTTGGTCATTTGTGCGCCGCCCATGGTGAAACCTGGGCCGAGAGACGTTCTACCGAAGACCCTGGCCAATCCAGTTTGATTAGGGGCGATGTAGAGTGCAGCGCCCAAAGCTTTAGCAAGCTTTTTGGCTGTTTCTACGTCTTTGATGCCAAACTCAAATGGTGAGCCTGGTTTGCCGATGTCAAATACTGGGTCGGTTAGGTTTTTGGCTTCGCGTACTTCAGCTGGGTCAGCTGGGCGGGAACCGGCTATTCGCGAAATAGAGGACCGTCCTTGATCAGAACGTCCTGGTCGCCCTTCGAAGTCGAAGCTGAGTTGCCTCTGCCGCTCAATAGATCCCGCTTCTTCTGGTTCTCGAACATCAGACGCTCGGCCTCGATCTTGCCCCGCAGGAGTTCCCACGGCTCGTCTCTCATATGCCACGGCGTCTTGTTCTCGGAAGATTTCTGCGCCTTCGCTGAATTTTTCATAGATGAGTCTCGCGCCGAGGTCATTGTAAAGCTCCTGTTCGTATGCCCACAGTATAGCTTGTGCTGCCTGTGGTGTCACGCCGAGGTTATTGCCAACCCTCGTGAACAGCTCCTTCATTGTTGGGCGTTCAACTTCGGTTGGGGCGTCTACAAGTCCGCTTTCGGCGGCCTTCTTATTATTTGGGTCGAAAGTTGGGCTTAACAAGCCCCCTGTATGTCTCCTCACTGTCCGACTGGCCCAAAGGTCAACCGTGACCTCGTGGATACCGTTCAAATTGAGGAAAAATGGACCGACTTTTGGCCCAAACATCTGGATGCCTTTGACGACAGCATTTTTGCCGCCTTTGATCTTACTTTGCGGACCAAAACCAGCCTCTTTGCGCATTGCATCAATTTCAGCTTTGGTTTTGTCGCTGTTTACCCAGTCAATTGTCGCCTCCACACCCATGGTATCAACCATGTGTCGGAAGATTTTGATGCCAGGCTCAATCGATGCGGCTTTAAGGCCAAAAAGTTTGCCTGTCGTTGGGTTTACGATGCGCTCCTCATCAGCTTTGCGTTTTTCAGAGTAAACTTGGCCGATTTGGCCGATTTCACCGGTTCTAAAGTAATGCAGTGCCAATGCGCCAGCGTAACGCCAATTGATGCGGGGTTTGTGACCAACTGAAGTCAATGCAGCCAACAGCAAGAACAATTGCTTGTTTTCGGATGACTGATTGATCTCTGGAATGACGGCAGCGGTTGTTTCAATCGCTTGTTTGATGTCTTGGTCATACCATTCCGCAGCGTCTGGCGTTTTGTCAGACTGCAATCGAGCCTCGTTTGTCATGGCATCGACTACGGTTTCAAAATCACCAGCGTCTTTGTATGGATCGAGGTCGCGACCATAACA